TGCCGGTCGGCTGGTGCTCCTCCGGCTGCAGGGCGAAGGAGTACACGTAGATGCCCGGGTAGGGCGTGCCGGAGTGGTACACGTACGGCTGGTACTGGTTGAAGTACTTGCCCTGCTGCTCCTTGAAACGGTCCTGGCCGTTCAGGATCAGCTTGAAGTCGCGCATAGGGCCGACCTCCAGGCCGCCAGCGGTGACGCCGGTCGCCGAGCCGATGTTGAGGCCCTCCTCGATCCAGCTGGTGGCGGTGGACGTGTTGGAGGAGGTGACAGCGCCGGTCGTCAGAGTGGCGATGTTGGAGGTCACCATGGGCGCGCCCAGCAGGTGGGGCAGCACCGCGCTCTGGGTCAGGATCAGAGACGTATTGGCGGTCACCTGCACGTTCGCGCAGCCAGTGGAGAAGTTCCACATGCCGTTCAGGTTGGACGTGTTCGTCTGGCTGCCGTTCTGGTAGCACCAGATCAGCTCCTTCACCGGGTGGTTGAAGGACAGACGGACGGTGTTCTGGGCGCCCGACAGCGAGTCGCCGCCGGTGTGCTGCACCTGCTCGATCAGGTACTCGTGGCCCTTCTGGGCGAAGCGGCGGCGCTCCTCAGTGTCCAGGTAGACGTAGTTGGCCCACACCTCGAACACCGGGCTGGAGGTGCCGAAGTAGCTCGAGAAGGTCGAGGTCAGGTCGAAGTCCAGGCGGACCTCGTGGTACTGCAGGGCAATCAGGGGCAGGTACAGGCCCGGGTTGCGGTTGAAGAAGAACAGCAGGGGCAGGTACACGTAGGTCTTGTTGGTCGCCAGGTCAGCCGCCGGGGAAGAGCCGGTCGTCAGCTTGCCGTAGTTGATCTTGTCCGACTCGCCCAGGAACACCTCGGCGTACAGGCGGAACCACGCCTGGTAGTGCTTGTCGATGCGCTGGCCACCGATCGTCAGCTCAACGGCCGCGATCGCACGCTCAGCCACCCAGCACTGGTCGAAGGCCGCGTTCGTCGACGTCAGCACGTTGGACACCGGGATCAGGCCCACGTACATGTTGCCGACCAGATCGCCGTTGCGGGCGATCGTCACGGACACACGGCCGCTGTTGGAGGGGGTGCCGTTCACCGTCTGCTGGATGTTCTCCATCGCAAAGTTGGTGTGGCGCTTGTACACCGCCTGGAAGAAGGTCACCTTGGGCTGACCGGTAAGGTAAACGTCCTGAGCGCCATAAGCAACCAGCTGCATAAGTCCACCGGCCATTTGTAATATTCCCCAAGAAAAAAATTTAGACGACTTTCCATTTGAACCCGCCTGCTGACCGTGCTATACCTTTACAACACCGACTTATACCCCTCAAAATCATCCTGAACCGTCTGACCTATATATTCCTTACGTGGATCGAGCTTGCACTTTATAGAGTATACAAAGGGCATGCACTACTGAAAGTAGCAGAGACTTCTTTAGTTCGAAAACACGAGGCCGCCAAGACCCGACGCCACCTTGAGGACGTTATAGTTCACCGCAAACATCTTCTGGGAAAGGTTGGCGCCCATGCCCGACTTGAGGCTGACGGCCACCTGGGCCATGTCGATCCGGCTGAAGTTGCAGGTGCCGCTGGGCTGGAGTTCCTCGGGCTTGAGGGCGAAGGAGTACGAGTAGATGCCGGCGTAGGGGGCTCCCGAGTGATACTGGTACGGCTGATACTGGTTAAAGTATTTGCCGGGCTGCTCGATGAAGCGGTCCGTGCCGTTCAGCATCAGCTTGAACTTGTGCAGAGGGCCGACCTCGTACCCGTAGGTGGTGTTGGCCGTGCCGTAGTTGGGCACACCCGACTCTATCCAGAACACGTTGCCCGTCTGGACGTTGGACTGGAGGTTGATGGTCCGGTCGGTGAGGGCACCAAGTGCCGTGACGATGTACAAGTTGGACGAGAGCAGGGGCGGGGCAAACAGACGAGGAACACCCACCTGATTCGGCAGGAGGTTCATGCCGTTCTGGGGAAGGACCTGGGGGTTGACCGTCACGTTCACATTCGCCGTGCTGGAGCTAAAGTTCCACATGGCGTTCAGGTTCGTGCTGGCGCTCAGCTGATTGTTCTGGTAGCACCAGATCAGCTCCTTGACGGGGTGGTTGAACTGGAGGCGGATGATGCTCGGGGCGTTCTCCGAGCTCGTGCCGACGGCGTCTGGGGTCACGTGCTGGACCTGCTCGATCAGATACTCGTGGTTGTTCTTGGCGAAACGGTCACGCTCGGTCGTGTCCAGGTACATGTAGTTGGCCCAGACCTCTACGCCGTTCGTACCGAAATAGCTCGAGTAGTACTGGCTCAGGATAAAGTCGATGCGGACCTCGTGGTACTGCAGAGCAATCAGGGGCAGGTACAGGCCCGGGTTGCGGTTGAAGAAGAACAGGAGCGGCAGGTACACCTTGGACGGGCTCGTCGTGCCCACGTTATTCACGACTGACGACGAGGTCAGGCGGCCATAGTCCATCTTCTTCGTGTCGGCCAGGAAGACCTCGGCGTACAGGCGGAACCACGTCTGTTGGTGGCGGTCGATCAGCTGCCCACCGATGTAGAGCTCGACGCGCTCGATGGCGCGCTCAGCGACCCAATTCATATCGAAATTGGAGTTGGTCGAGGTCAGCTGAGCCGACGAAGACTGTGTGGGGGTTGCGACCATGAACATATCACCGACCAGATCACCCGAGCGGCTCAGGGTCACGGTGAAGACGCCACCGTTGCCGCCCGAGCCGTTCACCGTCTGCTGGACGCATTCCATGGCGAAGTTGGTGTGACGCTTGTAGGTTGACTGGAAGAAGGTCACTTTGGGCTGACCCGTAAGGTATGTATCCTGGGCACCATAGGCCACGAGTTGCATAAGTCCGCCACCCGGCATTTTAATATAGGTTGCGAAAAAGTTCGGGCGCGAAAAACCCAGGGTCTTAATTTCTGCCTGAATATTACAATGTCTCGCACGAAGATTGAGGAAATCCCTGACGAAGAGGAGGAGATGGAGGAGATGGATGAGGACGACCTCGAGGACGAGGGTATGGATATGTTCGAGGCCCTCGGGTCTCTGCTCGCGACCGAGGAGGGTGAGACCATCGCCACGACCCTGGTTGGTCTGAAAGACGCGACCGAGAGAATCGCACAGGGCATGGAGATGCAGAACAAAATTCTAGTCAAAATTCTGTCGGCCATGTCGTCGGCCAAGCCGTGTGCATGCCCGCCGGTGGCGCAGGGCATTCTAGCTCCCGCTTAAAAAAGTCGCGGCCACTTGTATCAATGGCAACCAAGGGCTCCACCACCAAAAAGGCTACTGAGGGAAGTGCCTACCAGAAAGAAATCAACTCGTGGACGCCCGAGGACCTCAACAAGAAGCTCGTAGAATGTGAGCGTAATCTCCATCTGGATCTCCAGAACGGAGACAAGCGCCAAGAAATTTTCAAACTACTCGCGGCCAAGTGGCTCCCGGCATCACCAAACCGGGATCCGAACGGCCTCCCCGTGGATATCGACAAGGAGGACCTCGAGCGCCTTCAGGTGAATAAGCGCCGAATTATCGATATCTGTGGTTACATGCTTGCCCGGTCCGAACTGCTAGAGATTAGTAAGACTGAGACCCAGGACATCAACATGAACCCGATGACCTTTGAGCGCCGTATCAAGCGCTTCAAGGAGTGCTACAAAGCCATCGTCAATAAATTCATCGAAAATGACGCTGAATTCAAGATGTTCAACAAGCCCATGGTCGAGAATCCTGACGTGGACATGGACATCGAGAAGGATGCCACGTCGTATCAGAAGCTCTTGATTTTCCTTCTGAAACAGGCGTACCGTAACGGCTACCGTCGCTACCGCGACCAGTGCTGCAAGGAAATCCGCAACACTCGGGCGTGGAAGCCGGTCAAGGAGATCAAGGACTTTGTCTATGACGAGACCCAAAAGGAGGACAATGCCGAGATGTGGCTGAACCTCACGAACCGAGGCAACATGGCCCACGATGTCATCCGCCACTTGACCAACTGCAAGGATATTCAGTTTTCTGAAATCAAAAAGGATCGTCACGTCTGGTCGTTCCATAACGGTCTTCTGGATGCGCGCCCTCTCGAGATGGTCAAGGACTCTGCGGGTCGCCGTCAGATGAAGTTTTACCGGTACGACGGCGCCGAGTTTGAGAATCTAGACCCGACGCTCGTGTCCTGCAAGTACTTTGATCAGCCTTTCGATCCGTACGACGACACCGAGGACTGGTATGATATTCCGACACCCCACATGCAGAAGGTTCTGGATTACCAGCGCTTCGAGGAGGATGTGGCTCGGTGGGTCTACGTGTTCATGGGGCGTCTGTGCTTCGACGTGAATGAGCTGGACGGGTGGCAGGTCATCCCTTTTCTGAAGGGAATTGCACAGTCCGGCAAGTCTACCCTGATTACGAAGGTGGCCCGTCGATTCTACGAGTGCGAGGATGTCGCGACGCTTTCGAACAACATCGAGAAGAAGTTTGGTCTTTCGAGTATTTACAAGGGTTTCATGTTCATCAGCCCCGAGATCAAGGGTGACCTGCAGCTCGAACAGGCCGAGTTTCAGTCTCTCGTGTCTGGGGAGGACGTCAGCATCGCGCGCAAGTGTGAGACGGCCCTGAGTATGCAGTGGACGACTCCCGGAATTCTGGGTGGAAACGAGGTTCCAAACTGGAAGGACAACTCTGGGTCTATCCTGCGTCGCTTGGCCACCGTCAATTTTGGTCGCCAAATCGCACCCGACGTGGCTGACCCGCACCTCGAGTACAAGCTCGAGGCTGAGATGCCTGCGATCCTGTGCAAGTGTCTGCGGGCCTATCTGGATTACGCGTCCAAGTATGCCGACAAGGACATCTGGA